AAAAATGGTTCTTTGAAGGTATTTCCAAAGGGTGGAATTCTACCCACATCTGATGACTACTATTTCTCTCTAGTCACAGCTAGTTCAGACTCAACCAAAAAGAACGCAGAACTCTGTCAGCGGGCAATTACATTTGGTTTGACTTGGGAGGGCATTACAAACGGTGAAAGCTGTATAACACCTGCTGGACCAGTCGCACCTGGCTCAGGCTCTGGCTCAAGCGGTTGCCCTGCGTAAAATTCCCAAATAATAAACCTACGATGTCATTGTGAGGAAACTCACAGATGCGTTCATAGTTCAGTGGTAGAATACTTCCCTTCCAAGGAAGAAACACGGGTTCGATTCCCGTTGAACGCAAGACACTATATTTTTACATCTTTATAAGACTTAAAAATATATTGATTTTTAAATTAGGATGGGTTGGACTCCTAGAGATATTAATCTTTTTACAATTGTTAATCAATCAGGAAAGTATCATTTGGAGGCGCAAATTCAACAAGCTTCAGATAAATTTTTTACACTTAAAGAACGTCCTAAATATTTCGTTATTTTTGGTTTTTACAATTTGGCAAAAAATGTATTTGTATGGTTAAATGAAATTAATAAATTATCGAGTGAAATTGTTAAAAAAGAGCATATCGACATTTTTGAAACAGATACAACACTTAAAAAATTATTTCAAAATGAAGTGACTTTAGATAAACAATATATGAATGTTATTCCATATTTAATGGAGGCACTAAATAAACATTTAAATGTGGTTTGTATTAAGAATGATACTCATCATATTTATGCTTTAACATCTATAGATGGAATTAAAAAAACATTTAACTTGACTATATTTGAAGAAGCTTTGTACTATTATAGAAATTATAATGAAATAAATAAATTAAGTAAAAAGGAGATGATTAAAAATAAAGAACCAAAAAATAGTGTGGTTGAATGTAAAGAAAATTTAGTATAGAGAGGATAGTATGGTTCGTACAAGTCTACCTGAAAAGGAGACAGCGTGTCTTCATCCTGAAATTGAAGAGGCAATGCTAAAATGGCTGAAAACACGCTCTCATCCAGCTTTTCTTTTGATTGGTAGTCCTGGCGTTGGAAAAACAACAATGGCATATCGTGTATGTAAACAAGCCCAATACTGGGTACAAGAATTTAATGCTTCACATACACGCACTGGCTCTTCATTTAGGCAAACAATTTTGCCCCTACTTATTGAAACTGGAGTGAGTAAATGGATTCATCCTAGTACACCGAATGGTAGGGCAGTTCTTCTAGATGAAATGGATGGCCTATCGCAAGGTGAAAAAGGGGGTCTTCAAGAACTTTTAGATTATTTGAAATCAAAACGCAATTTCTCAGAAGATTGTCCGCTCATTTTGATTTGTAATGTTTTGGAGGGACGTATTATGCAACAACTATTAAAATATTGCTGTGTTCATTATGTAAATATGCCGAGAAAAGAAAAGCTGATTGAATATTTTAAGAAGGAAATTCCTGACTACTTATATCAACTAGGTGATATTAGAAAAGTGTGCCAAAGTCTGTACTTTCAAGATAAATCAGGACCTTATATACCAGGTAGAGAAGAGGTATTGGATAAAAATATTCACGTCGCAATTCGTGCTGCGTGGTTTACTCTATTTGAAAACTGGGGGGAAAATGATGAACTCAGTTTAGAAACCAAAGATGCGAATCTAGCAGGACTCCTTTTTCATCAGAATTTGCCCCTATTTTTAGAGAAGATGCCATTTGAGGTTTATGAAGAAATTTTAGATTATTTGAGGTGGAGTGATCGCGCAGATTTTTGGGCATTTTTTCACCAATGTTGGAATTTGCTTCAACTTTCATATAATCTTAAATTAAAGTATCCCAATTTATATCTTCAGAACTATGAAAAGCCTAATAAGATTCCTGAACCACAGGATTTACAATATACACTAGTACTTACCAAGCAGTCTGCGCTATTTAATGCTTGGAAAGAAATGAATCGTGTTTCTAATGAGTATGATATTCCTTTTCGGTGCGTAACACAATGGGCTACTCACCAAACAGGTAAATTGTATGACACTCTAGGTGTTAAACTTGAATCTCAGAATTCAGGTGAATTATCTTCAAAGGCTGTTGGCGTCCAATCCTCTGAGCGGAGTGAATCAAAATCTGTTTCAACTCGTAAACGGGTAGTTCGTGGAAAAAAATTAGATGGGAAGTAGCTGGCAAAGATAATCCTCGTATTGCATCAACATTTGAAATAAAAAGTATATTTGTTGTGCCCTCCTTAAAATTACGTATTGTTTTAAGAAGTGAAAATAGATTGTTCTCTATTCTTTCTGCTTTCATACCTAATTTATCAATCTCCTCAAATAACTGATAGTAAATATTATCAAATGATGAATATACTATACATTTGCCATCCCTGTTATTTTTAAATAAATCTAAGCAAACTTCTGTTTTACTACGAGATAGTATTAATTGCTCTTGTGTTAGAGGCTTTAAACAACAAATATTATTAGTAAAAATGGGATCTCTACAAGTTGGACATTTAGAATTTAATATTGTGTTTTTTAGAAGACACTTAGCACAATACAAATTATAACAGCAATTTACTATTGTTGGATATTCTGCTTGTTCTAAACAAATTACACACTCATTTTCTTCAGTTTTTCTATGAATCAAGTTATGCTTAGCCTGGGGTTGTTCCTCACAGTATTTATCAACAGTATTAAAGGGTATGTTTAGAGCCTGGAATAGATTTGGTATTTTTGCTGAAGTAATATTAGGCTCTAAGTTTCTTGCTAAATAATAACTTGTCAGTGAGTTAAGTGTTATATTTGGGCGACATTGTAACATTTCAATTGTAGGAGTTGCTAAATTAATACTTGTAGTTATTAGGTCATTAGAGTTTCTTAAAATAAGAAGACCTCTAAATGAATGGAAAAAAGGTAAATAATCTTTAAAGAATGCTGATGAAACTAATGTACCCTCATAATGTGACATATTATCATTTAATAACCATCGCTCCAATTCTGGATTAATTTTAACTCTATCCTTAATATAAAATAGACTGCTCTTTGAAATTGAAGCATTTTTAAATAATAGAGGTATCCAATTATTTGTTATAAACCATAAAAATTGGAATCGCAAAGGTGGGTCTGCTGAATTAATATAAATGGATGTTGCTTCATCTATAAATACATTGTTCCATTCAATTCCATTCTGTACTGCGAACTCTTGAACATACTTGTAACATTTATTTGTTGTCAAAACAAAGCTACCATTTAACATAGTCTGTGCTACATCATTCCCTTTGAGCATTCGTCGTGTTTCCACAGGTGTATAACTCATTGTTGTATGATCTGCGATTTCTTGTTTCCATTGACCAAATAGATTATGTGGCACAATTATTAGGTTAGTCGATGATGCGTCTGATATTTGATGTAATTGATGAGAAAAGAAGTACTTTGATGAATTTGTGACTAGTTCGCACGTTATACGAGGAAAAGTCGCGACCTGTGATGCCAAATATGCTAGGACGCTAAGAGTTTTTCCTGAGCCTGCTGAATCGCCTAAAATTCCAATTTTACCATTGACTGCCTGATTGCCTAATAGAAATCCACGTGTCATTTTATCTCTATATAGATACATCCCATTTACTAGTCTAGATTGATGCGGAAATAATTTTGTTTTGATAACAGAAACCTGTGGTAAATTCTTGTTTTGAATGAGTGTATTATTATACACGTCATTTAATACACTTAACTTTTCAAATAGAAACCCATCCCCCATCTCTTTAATATTTATTAAGTTATTTTTACTTAGAAGCTTTAGGCAGTTACAGGCTCTGAATAAATTCCCGTATCGGTTTTTCTTTCACTATGTCCTCCAACTTATACGCAGTCAGCTTTAATTTTGAGACGGTTTGATCGTTGGCTAAATGCTCATCTCTTAACTCATACTTATCAGAAGTATTATCAGAATGACACATAACAAGAATTGTTTGTTTAGGTTCTAACTGGATCATCTGATTTTTATAATCCTCTAAAAATGATTTCTCCTCTGCCTTTGTCACATACTCATCATATCTGTGCGTATTCGCATACCTTTTTCTCCACGCCATTGTACCATTTGTTGCGTGCCTACTATGAAATGGGCCAAGTGAATAAATTTGCTTAGTATCAATATAGTACAATAACATTTCAGAACTTCCTGCGAGGTCTATTTTAGGATTTTTTCTGAATGCGTTAACAACTGTCTGAACTCTATCAGGTGGATAGTAATCATCATCATCCATTGCGACTATTATCGCACCCCGTGCCAAATCATTGAGTAAATTCCGCTTCGCACCTAAACGCATCTTTTCATCTTTGTACACATAGCGGATATTTGGAATTGTTTTAGAAGCTTCCTCAAATAAATCCTGAACTTTATCTCGGCCATCATCCACTATAATCCACTCCATTTTATCCTTAGGAAATGTTTGCGCCTTATAAATCTCAATCAAGTTTGGTATAAATTTTCTGCGATTATAAGTTGGTGTGACTACTGATACTTCAATACTCATTCTCTACTGATTTATTTATTGTGGATTTAGGTACTTGATGTATTTACTTATGGCGCAGTTTGTTTATTTGTATTATTTGCTACTGGCGCAGTTGGCGCAGTTGGCTTATATGTATTATTTGTTTCAGTTTTAGAATTATTTAAAACAACTGGTTGTTTATGAAGATTATCTAATTCCTTTTGTAGTTTCTTAATATCCTCCACAAAAATAGGTAAATTCTTTACTGAATCATAACCTGGAAATGAGGTTGTTAAATCTTTCCAATATGATTCCATAATTTTAGGCAACTGTTCTGCGTCTAATTCTGTTTTAGGATATGTGAATGGATACATAAAGAATGAGGCAACTGACGATTGAGGCTTATATGTTGTTATCGGTAGCAATGCGAATATCGTTGGCATAATAATCCTCTTAGGTCCTTCAGTCATATTATTTATGTAATAACTATATCCCCCCTTAAAAAGATAGAAAATTGCTAAAATAATCGCATAAAATGGAACAAAATAACAGACTAAAAATGTGGCAACAAAAAAGATAATTCTTATAGGCGCAGAATAAACAATCATTTCATTTGCGACAATCATACCAAGCAGAAGCCCAATAAATGGAAAAAGAACTTGTAAAATTATATTTAGAGTTTGATTGCCAATTTTTTTAACAAGTCGAGTCGCACTAAATTTATTTGGGTCACCCTCCTTCTCTTCAAGTGCTTTCTGTTTATTTTCCTCTTCTAACTTCTTTTTCTCATCCTCTTTCTCTTTCTCTTGTTTAGCAGCCTCATTTGCTTTTGGGTCTGTTACTGCGTTACGAACCTTATAGGTGATTGTATTTTTAAGATTTGACAGAATAGAGCCATCATCAGACATTCTAAGACCTGTATGGAATTTATTATAAAATAGTTATCACAATTCGGAAGGCGACTATAGCGCATACTTGAGACCACCTGTACCACCTGCTATACTGACCCAGTTCAGATTTTCAACGTAAATTGTAATATTATATTGATAGAAACTATTTGCGGGCAATGGGTAAACATCCAAATCCACCTGGAATAACTTAATGCGACTGCTATTTACACTGCCGTCAGGCTGTGTTGATGGTGAATGTAGACCAAATGGATACACCAGTAACTCTGGGTCGGGAATACCTGTTAGATACTTCCAAGGTACAACTTGTGTAAAGTATTCCAGGGGTTTTTCTTCTTGTAGTAGATTACCATCGCCAAGTACAGCTAAAGAGCGCATAATTGAGCGCTGACCATTGAGCACTTGATTACCTGTCGCACTTGTCAGATTTACGTTGGGTGGCCAAGGAACAGGAGCTGGATAACCTGGTAATTGTGTTCCAGCAGGAATAAATGGAGGTTTTAGCGGATTAATCCAATTTGAGAAATTAGATACTTGGTTTCTGTTTAGTAGCGAATCAGAACGCCGAGGAATAATTATCATACGCTCAATAGGATTATGTGTATCAAGTTCAACAATCTGTCGTGAAGTTAGACCCTGGAACTCATAGGCTGTTACCTGTCTTACTAGATACTGAAGCGGTTGTGCTGAAAACTGATTTCTCTCTTCATCCGTTAAATAAACATAAGTCATTTGGATTCTTGGATTTAAGGGCCAAGTATTCAGTAGAGGATTGGGCGTACCGATGTCCGTTAAAAAGTTATTGATTGTAATATCAGAAATATTTGAAACAGATGTATAGTAAACATTTTCGGGCTGTAATGCGATTGGAGAAGCATTGTATTGATATCCAGGTGCGACCTGATATCCTTTAATATCTAGAATTCTATAAAGCTGATTAATCGGTCTCAGTGTAATTTGTACTTCACACTCTTGGTACTGGAGAGATACCAGTGGTAGTGACTCAAAAGTAGACTCTGTAAACCAAAAGGGTAGAGGAACTTGTAGGGTTCGGCCAAAAATAGATGGACGATTTACATTAGGTGGAAATGTTTGACTTTGACCAGGACCATTATTATTGTAAACTAGTGGATAACCAGTACCAGTTGAACCACCACCATATAAACCATTTGCGGGGTCATATAAATCAGGAATATTTCCCACTAAGCGTGACCATTTCTGGAAAGCGCGTGTATCCAAGTCACATTGTGCCCTTGAAATAAGATATCCACTATCAAACTCCTGAATTTTCTGCCCACCTATAAAAAATCCGACACTTTGAATTATATGACATCCAATATAGGGTACCCAAGCAAAATTATATTGCGATAATCTTTGTTGTCCTCCTGGAGTTGTAAAAGGTAGTTGTAGGTATTTACAATAAATATCAGGAAGGTCAAACAAAAAATACATATCACGTGTTAGGTCAGCCACGCGTTGAATTTTTAAACGAACTTGTATCGGCTGGTCATACGATAATTCTTGTGGACCGTCCATTGAAAAAGTTACAGATTCCTCCGCAAAATGCGCATACTTCTTATAGGTTTTGTACCAATACGTAAAATCTGGATTTCCACTTAATAACACATTTTGTGCGCCGTAGGCGACTAATGCGTAAAGACCTCCACCTGGCATTGCTAGTTTTGTATTAGTTAATATATAGGCTCTTTATACCTACAGATTAACTAAATATTTATTTCTTTTCTATTTAGTTTAAGTTCATTGGTTCTTCATTGTTATTGTTGTTATTGTTGTTATTATTTTGGTTTTCGCCTAAAAGTTCATCCATTCTGTTGTTTAATTCACCATTCTTGAAAGCATCTATCTCATTCAATATAACCTGATTACACCCTGCTTCTTGTGCTCGACGATATAAGGCACCAACTTCACCGTAAACCTCATCAATTGTATTCGCAGTCTGTGCGTTTAAATTAGCACGAATTCCATTTAGCTCATCACGAATTACATCACACGGTGACCGATTATTCACACCACCGCGTCTCTTATTACGTCTCAGTGTCTTACTTCGCCTATGCTGTTTGCGTGTATACTTAGCCCTGCGAGTTTTACGGTGCTTCATTCTACTAAATAGGGATTTAATAGCCTTGTGTCCACCAAGTATCATCCAAATATGGTGGGACATTTGTCAGACTCAGAGACGAATCCATCTTTGATGATGGTCCTTCATTCATAAGCTGTTGAATCTCCGCATAGCAAAGAGCATAACTAAAATAATTTAGACGACTCAGCTGTCCCTTCATACATCCAAACACATCAAAACCATTCTCATCCGTAGAGGGCACAATTGAATGCTTCAAAGTTATTCTACGCTGACTAAAACAGCAAATGTCCTCATAGTTCTGATAAGGTGTGTAACCATCAAATGATAACTTCTTCGCAAGATTACCGTTTATGTAAACTTCCAGAGCACTATTCTTAACGACAACTGCCACAAAGACCCATTTACCTACTGGAATATTTTCCACTTCAACGTAGTTATTCCAGGTCTTATATGTATTCATATACACACGGAGTGTATTAGTATCGGAACGCATATAAACACCGGGTGCCAAAAGAGGGAACTGTGAGGAATAACCCTTATGGAAGATATGGCTTAGACCATACTCCTGTCTAAATGCTGAAGGATGAATATTTAGCCAAAAAGAATATGAAAACTCTATACCACTACGTTCATTATCAGATAAGTGAATTGGTGTAGAACCTTGTAGATTAGGATTCTGTGGGATATTAATCGACTTATCTTCAATATTATATGTATTAGGCAACAATGGTGTTCTGTTCATAGATAATCGGTTAATGTACTTATAAACCACTTCAACAAACAGCAATGTTAAGTAAACACCTACAACCAGTGCTAGGGCAAATAATATTTGCGGTATAATACCGGACTTCTCATTGGAGTTAAACCGTTGATTTAGATTAGCCTCCATCTATTTCCTTTTAATTATTTGTATTATTTATTTGTTGATTATTGAGTTGTCACCTTTACATTTACACCTGGCGCGAATGTGCTAGAAATCCACTGCCAAATACCAGTAATAGGCTCTGGACCTGCCATATAACTCTTATACACCTGTTCTGGGTTCAGCGCAGCATCGTACATAGTTGTTGTAGAAATCTGACCACCAAATCCACCGTAAGATAACAGATACGCAGAATAACCACCTGCGTCTACCTTAAAGAATGATGGGAGTACGCAAGAGCGGGCGAGTTTACCATCCATATATACATCAACAGTTCTGCCGTTTACTGCCACTGTGATATTAACCCAGCGTTGTAACTCAACTTCGGGCAAGTCGCACAGAGGAGATGAATCCAAAAGGCCAGAATCGGTCTGTAGAATATTAAATACAGCGTTTTGAGTTGTCTTGTCAAGAGATTCAATTGGCATCTGCTGTGTTGTATTTATTGTAGTAGAAGAACCGCTCGGTACTGAACTTACAACACTGCGGTCCTTAGTCTGGAGTCGGACACTCAAAGAAGGCTTCACACCACCAAGATATACTCGGATGGTATCAAAGTTAGGGCCACCAATTGTTATGATTGACTTATTGAGGCCAGCGCGATAAGACCAGTTGCTTATGTAAACCCACGTTGAAATGGAAAATTCACCTCCCTCAAATAATGTAGGTAACTTGTCAGAAGTTATAACAATTGGATGGCTTGGATCTACATTCGCATTCTGTGTGACTGTAAGAAGAGGATAGCTATTTCCTGTCTTAGGACCAAATAGATATTGGTATAAATAATATAGTCCAATTAAACCTAGAAAAACAATAAGTACAGGCATTAATCTGCCCATAGGCGTTGAACTATTGTTTGTGGCTTCCATTATCCTGTCATTTGTGCGGATATTCTATAGCGCTCTATGCGTATGGTGTTGACCATTGAAGCAAGTTGTTTGAAGGTGGTTGTGTAATAGGATCACACGGCAAACCGGGAGGACATTGTGCGAATAGTTTTAATCCAGGGAAACTTATATCAATTGAGTTTGCTTCCAGCACCGTATTATTTGTATCGACGTGTGTGACACGTTCTCTCTCAACATCTGAAGGCGATAGCCGTGAGCCATTAACAATTATGTGTATAACAGAACCTGCGAGGCCAGTGTTTCCAATAGAGAGAGGACTACTGATTACAACCGGATAATTCTGGAGTCTTTGTGAAGCGACAATCTTATTATCATAAATTATGTCAAAACGACGACCATCACGTAAGACTGCGATAAATATCCACTTCTGTTTGGGAATCTGAGGTAATTCAATAATTTCATCATTTAGAGTACCCCCATCATTAGTTATAACTCGGAGGCGTGCTGAACTCAGGTCTTTTTGAGGTGAAGCTGGCGCAATTTCTAAATACCAATTGTTTGCGACTTGTAGCAACGGCGTATAGCTATTCAGCAGTTTCTGAGTTCGGTCACCATCCTGTAAATTAAAAAACCCCATAGTTGTTGAGCCTGCGCCTGCGAGGAGTGTCTGTTGTGTTATATCAGACATCAAAATATCCTTTTTTTGGTCCAAAGATGTCATTTTTTGGAGCACATCATTATTACCTGAGCCTGGATATATTACATAAACAATAATGTAAAAAGTGATTATTATTAGAATCACTCCAAATATTATTTGTGCGATAGGCATCCTATCTATAAATATGATTTCTTACTAGTCGAAATGCGATTTCTTACAAGTCGGAGGGTTGAACAGATAATAGACTTGTACTAACATCGGGTACAGATTCAACCGATAACTTCTTAAAACGGTCCATCGCATTCTGTGCTGTAGTTTTTGTACTTGATGACTGAGTAGAACAAGTTGATGATGTTGGCATTGGTCCTGCCCCAAAATCCTTCGCAGTACTCAAAGAAGGAGTCGCATAACGTATTTCTGATGTTGTTAAAATTCTCGGCCACAATTTGAGATTGCGAACAAGTGTAATATTTGCCTCAATTCCAGTCGCAGGATAGATATCACCCGTTACATCCATAGGAGGCGCAGAGAATGTCCGTGTCTTCATTAAATGACTATTTATATAAACTTCAATAGCCTGCTCCATAAGCACTACACTTAGTCTAAATGGTTCTTGAATAGGTATATTGGGTATGACTATATTTTCCATATTATTATCCTTGTTGAGGACTGAAACAATTAGATCATTTGTATTTGGTAGAAGGGCAGCAACAAGATTATATTGAGAATAGAGGCTAGATATTGTATCACCTTGTTGTCCTGTGGAAGTCGCGCCACGACTAAAGAAAACACGAGGACTACGTGAGAACTGTAGAGGATTTTGTACAAATACATCCAAATTCATTGAATAACCATAATGTTGCGTAGCGATTGGCAGATCTTTATTCTTAATATGCCCAGCAGATGTCTTATTCCAGAAGAGTTTACCATCATCAAATCCTGGTACTGGTATTATGCCGGGTGCGCCAGGACGTAACCTAAATATCGGAGTTATGAAGAAGTTTACAAATAATAGTATTACCATAATCACGATAACGATGGCCAAAATATAGGCTAAAATACGTCCTGCGGAACTAGTTACTGTCGGTGTTATACCCATATTTCCCATCGTTTTGAAGTTGATTAGACCAGGCTTCACATTGGCATTGGGTTTTGCTCCCAGAAAATATGAAGTGACATTTTGTCCTGTGCTCATTCTACTGTTAATTCATCGTCTTTTTATGAAGAGTTTTAATCTATCAACCTAAAGGTAATAACAGATATAGTATAAATATGGCAAATTTACCAGATTGTACTTTAACAACTGGATGTTTTTTACTTAATAAGTACAATCCCCACAGTCGTACAATAGAAGATACAATAAAGGGTATGGAAACACTTTTATCAGTTCCTTGTTATTTAGTAATTTATTGTAATGCCCCACTAGAAGAACATATTAGAAATAAAAGAGAAAGTTATAACTTGAGTAGCCTAACAAAAATTATTGTTAAAGAAGTCGAAGAATTATGGGCATATCAGTTTGCTGATAAAATACGTGAAAACAGAGAAACATATTGGCCAACACGCGATGCGCGTGTATCTGTTGAAAGTATGGTGGTCGTCTTTAATAAATTTAATCTTGTATTGAATACAATTAGAGAAAACCCATTTAATACTTCTAAATTTGGATGGATTGATGGTAGTTTAGGACTAAATGGTTCAAAGATTTGCGCGGAAGGGAATTTTAATAATTTATTACTATATAATCTAACAAATGTAACTGATAAGTTTCACTTACAGATTCTTAATGTAGAAGATAAAAAATATAAGTTGGACGAATTTAAGAGAGAATTTTATCAGCAGGCACGTTGGGTAGCAGTTGGATGTTTTTTTATAACACCTGCCAATATAGGAATAAAAATCCTTACACGTTTACAAGAAGTAGTGGCACACACTATTCAATTAGGATATGGACACGGAGAAGAATATTATTACTTAGAAGTTCTAGATGAATTTTATGATGATATTTATAGAGGCTATGGAGATTATAAGGACACTCTTAATAATTTTATAAGACCAACTAAAAATCTGGTTTATATTTATTGGCAAATTGTAATGCGTTATTTTGGTTTTGGTTATTTTAAAGAATGTGTAGAAGCTTGTTATTCAATTATTGCCAGCTTTGATAATTTTCAAACAGAGCTAAATTATGATATGTATGTAAGAATCTATTCCGCATTATATTTGTCTTTACTACATATTGATACAGAAAAGGCAAATATTGTTGGACAGATAATCAAAAAGTATTATCACACACACCCTATTTTTCGACAAAATTTTGATAATTTACGTCATTTATGTGGAATGTCAGATTTTTGCCTATCATAGATTTCTATTGACAAAGTATACTACTCCTCCAACACCTACCAAAATCGCACTACCTGTTATAAATCCCTTTACGAAAGAACGATAGTCTACTTCTTTCATATCCTCCTTTGTCCAAACTGGAGAACGATCTCTACGTCCCAGTCTTTCGTAGTATGCGACAACTTCGGGCTCAGTCCATTCAGGTTTTTTGAGCATTTTGTTTACAGCGTTATGAATATCGACTGTCCATTTGAGCAAGTCCTTTCGTGAATCCAAAAAGGGTGTTAAAGGATTTTTTGATAAATGTTCCTTGTAGTGTTCCCTACATACCGCACAAGGAATAAGATATGCCAGTGATTCATAGAACTCTTTGGCACACTTTTTATCGGTATAAGTTGGGTTTTTTGGATAACCAAGAGCGACTATGTGAATTGTATGCCAAAAAAACGGCCCCCATACACTTGGTGGGAACTGCATTCTATTTAGATTAATACTATTTCTTTTATTGATGTTTTTTGCCACAATGGTCTAAAGACTTTAAAATATTATCCTATAAGGAAAGTTGCCATTTGAAATGGATACTATTAATAACCGGATACAACATTGTACTAATTGCGGTCTCACTGGTCACGTTTTCCGTAACTGTTTATCACCTGTTACGAGTTATGGACTAATTGCCATTCGATATCTCTCTGATATCAGTAATTCGTCACTTTTTTCAAAAACAAATACTGTAAATAATGGAAACGACTCTATACAATTTTTACTTATTCAACGAAAGGATTCACTTGCGTTTGTGGAATTTATTAGAGGTAAATATAATCCATATGATAATGATTATATAAGTCTACTTTTGCGTGGAATGACACAAAAGGAGCAGAGTTTACTAACAACACAAACATTTGATGAACTATGGAATGGTGTTTGGGGAGAGAGTTCAACATCACGTACTCACAAAAACGATTATGATAATTCTGAAAAGAAGTTCGCACAAATTGTGGATAGACTCACCACACTTCTTAAGGAAAATCCAACAAGATGGACAGAGCCCGAATGGGGTTTTCCGAAAGGTCGTCGCAATCCATATGAAACTGATGTAAATTGTGCGATTCGTGAATTTCAGGAAGAGACTGGACTCAAACGCCAGGACTTTACAATTCTTCAAAATACATATCCCATTTCTGAGACATTTTTTGGGTCAAATCAGGTACATTACTGTCATAAGTATTACATTGCGATTTGTAACAAAGAGGTTGAAGCCAAGATGAATATGGAGAATTCACATATGGTACGAGAGATTGGCGCAATTCAATGGTGTTCACTTGATGAAGCAATCACCAAGATTCGTCCGGATAATGTAGAAAAACGTGAAGTATTGTTAAAAGCTGGAAAAATTATGCGAAACTTTCATCCTGTTCACACAAATGAATTACCACGCTCTATACAACGACTTGGTTCAACACAGAGGACATATTAGAATTGATGTAGTATAATTTATGAATAGTACACTTTTACATAGATTGTGTATAAGCGTAATATTTTTGAAATGAAATATTTGACTATTAATAGCAATGTCAACTGGCGAAGAAAATAATTCCTCTCCTGTTGCGAATAGTTTTGAGGCATTAACTGATGCCGAACTGGAAGACTTGTGGGATACAACAGCCAACTTTGAAGAGAGGGATAGAATACTTGCGGAGCTTCAGCGCAGAGACCTCTTCCCGTCAGCTGCGCTAGGTCGCTGGGAATATGAAACTGGAGCCTATCCTGATATAAAAGATCCCGCATTTCTTCAAAAACTGTTAGCAAAAAGAGAATTCGCAGAGTCACTACAAACCACGTGGAAACCCCGTGTAGATCCATGTGAAGATGATTCCTCTTTTGAAGTGACTCCCGTTCAGCGGTTTGTTGCCAATTTTATGTCTCCCAAAACGCCTTATATGTCTGCCCTCCTTTTTCACGGCGTCGGCGTTGGTAAAACCTGCGCAGCCGTCCAAATTATTGAAGCGTGGCTAGAATCATATCCCCGCAATGAAGTTTTTTTAGTCGCACCACCAACTATTCAACAGGGATTCTTTCGCAATATATTTGACATCTCTAAGGTTGTTATCGGTGAAGGCAAAGAACCTAATACCGCCTCACAATGTACTGGCGTAACTTATATGCGTTTAACAAATACTCTTTATGAAAGAGATTTAGCAAAGATTGAACGTGCTGTAAATAAACTTATTCGCAGACGCTACAAAGTATTTGGCTATATTTCATTTGCCAACTTTATTCGTGATACACTTAAAGGTATTCCTCCTAGCGCTTCAGAGGAACTTAAAGCTGAACTTAAAAAGAAGTACATTCGTCAAAAATTTAGCGGAAAGTTACTTGTAGTCGATGAAGCCCATAATCTGCGTGACATTGTAGATGAGACTGATACTGAAGAATCTGCGCTTGCTGGCGGTAAAGCTGAGAAAGGCGACGCAGCGGGTGGTAAAATTCTAACACCATATTTGCGCGATGTGCTTCAATACTCTGAGGGAATGAAATTCTGCGCACTCACTGCCACCCCTATGTACAATTCATATAAGGAGATTATTTTTATGCTTAATCTTCTACTAATTAATGATAAAAGGGCAACAATTACAGAGGCTGATATTTTTGACAAAGAGGGAAATATCACAGAAAAGGGTGAGAAGTTACTGACATATATCTCACAACGCTATGTGAGTTTTATGCGTGGTGAAAATCCTATATCATTTCCAGTTCGCCTCTTTCCTGAAAATGCGCCTAAAATGACATCGTATCCAACTACAAATCCCCGTGGTACTCCAATCGCAGACGAAGATAAAACATACTATGAACACTTACCTTTAGTACCTATTACGCTTGGTGGCGATGTACTTAAGGCTTCTGTCGCATTTATGAACGCACTACCACCAGGTAAGGGTCTGAATCCAATTATTTTAGAAAAGCTTGTTCACGCTGGCAACTTTATTGTTCCTGCCACAGAGGGCACAACTGGTGATACAATTGAAGCATTTAGAGAGCGAATGGACGTGAATGGAATTACACAAGTATTTAATAAGGAGAGTGTTGGCGGTGAAGTTCGCTACAAGGCTAAAAAAGAAGGTGGGGCTAAATGGCTTGCGGTTGGTGAACTAGCTCAGTACAGTCCTAAGTTTGATTTCTTGATTAATAGAATTCGTACTGCTGAAGGATGTATTTTCGCTTATACTCGATTCGTTGGTGCTGGTGCGTTGCCTTTGGCATTAGCTCTAGAGGCAAATGGCTATTCTGCTTATGGTAGAAAGACTGGTCTTTTAGCTAATGGTATTCAGACTCCTGGTGGTAAACAATGCGCTCTCTGTCCCAAGAGAGAAAGAGAACACGGAAATGCTAGTCACGCATTTACTCCCGCATATTATGGTATTCTGACAGGTGATGTATCAATTTCACCTCGTAATGAAGTGACTATTAAAGCTCAGCGCGCATTTGATAATGCTGATGGTTCTAAAATGAAGATTATTATTGGTTCACAAATCGCAGGTGAAGGTGTTGACTTGCGGTTTATTCGTGAGACACATGTTATAGATTCCTGGTTTCACTTAAACAGAACTGAACAGATTCTAGGTCGTGCGATTCGTTTCTTGTCTCATTGTGCGCTTCCAAAAGAAAAGCGTAATACAACTGTTTACTTATATGCTGCGACTTTGCCTGTGACAGAATATGCTTCTTTGGGTGGGCGTGAAACGTCAAACCCAGAGGGTTTGCCTTTAGAGCCCTTGCTCCCAAAGGTAGCAGGGCGTGAAACCGCTGATTTATTCAGTTATCGCAGTGGATTTAAGAAAGCTGTGCTAGTTGGCCGTGTAACTCGTGTGATGAAACAGGGCGCATTAGATTGTAATCTTAACAAAGACGCAATTATTATTAAGGGTCAAGGGCCTATTACAGAGATTGACGCACAGGGCAAAGTCCGTGAAGATGTCGATATTAATGATATGCCATTCACCGCTGTATGTGATTGGATTGAAACCTGTGAATATGAATGTAAACCTAAAATAAATGTTAAGGAACTTGCCTTAGATGATTCTACTTATGATGAATTTTCTGCGCGCTGGCGTGTCAACAAGATGAAAGAACGTGTTCGTGCTCTTTTCGCAGAGCAGGCCTTCTATCAATCAGAGGACTTGTGGAATATTTTCGCAGATGTACCTCGATTAGCCGCAGTTGACCTCCTAACAGAAATTGTTGATAATAAGAATTTCCAGGTTGCGCACGATGGCCTTACAGGTTATATTCGGTATTGTAATGGATATTATATTTTCCAACCCAATGTTTATGCGGACTTAACAATTCCTCTAGCAATTCGTGTGGCAAAGTTTCCTATTAAGCGTGATTTGTTTGCGCCACTGGAGTATGAAATGCCAGAGGTCGCAGAAGAGGAAGAAGTCGCAGTAAATTTCACTGAGACAATTGAAGAGTTCTGGGTGGCAGTTGATGGCTGGATTAAGCGCCTTTCAACAAGTGAGAAATATATTACTCCTCCTGGTGAAGTTGAACAACGGATTATTACTGTTTCACACGATGACGCAGAGGTACTTGATAAATACAGACAGATTTTGGAAATGGTGGAGTGGTTTCATACATCCTATCAGAAATCTACTGGTAAAAATGCCGACGCATTTAGACGAACACTTCTTTATTATTTCTGGGATGAATGGCTGACTCTTGAAGAACAGAAGTTTTTGGTTTATTCAAGTGAACTAAATGTAACTGAATGCGTCAAAGAAAATCAATTTAGTCTTGGTAAAATTTTAGTGAATCGTTTTATGAATCCTAAGAGTGGTGATGTTGAATATATGTGTGAAGGTGGTGTACCCTGTGCGAAATCAATAATTGATGAAATCAAGCGTACAAAAGCTGAACCGTTACAATCCTTTAAGGTAAATGTTGGAACAACAGGAAATCCATATGGATTCTTGGTGCCTAAAAATGGTGATATAGTTTTTAAGACAGCTGAACCACCTGAAGAAGGCGGTAAAATTGGTAGAGGTAAAGAGTGTGGTAATGTGAGTACTATGACAGGTCATATTGCTAATCTTGTTGAAATTGGTGATATTCTCAAAGCCTCAGGTAAGACAGATTTTGAATTAAATCGCGGAGTATTACTTGGTACAAGAAGAATTAAAAACTCAACACGCGCCTGTACACTTATGGATATATTAATTAGATTTTTGGACGCAGACGCAATAAGAAGTAAGAGATGGATGCTTCGTCCAGTGCTGGCATTTTATACTGGACATAAGGGTTTATTCAGACCTGGTAAGAAATAAATTTGTGAAAATGGACAACAATAAAATTTGAGACCAGCTAAAGCCAAAAGGATATTAGGAAACAGAAGAATGGAATCGACCGCATTCTTTGAAAAGAAGTTGAGCATTACTCCACGTGACTTTAATAAAATTAAGTATTCACCCATTGATAATATCCTACTGGAAAAAGCAAATGAAGCTATGGAAAATAAGTGTTCGGAACAGGGTTTTGTTCTTCCCGGTTCTATAAAGCTTCTTTCACGTTCTATGGGCTATTTTGAGCCAGCACGATTTACGGGTGACGCAGTCTACTATGTCAAACTTGAAGGAAAGATTGTTTATCCCGCTGATGGTATCCGAGTAGTTGGTGAAGTCATTCGCAAAAACAAGATGGGTCTCTATGTTGAATATCGTAAGGCGATTCGTATTCAGGTTCCACGTGATCTACACATTGGTAATAAGGAATATGATTCTGTGGAAATTGGTGATACTATTGAAGTAGAATTGAAGCGCTCTAAATTTCAGATTAATGATCCATACATTCTTGCGAGTGGTATGTTTATCGGAAAACGTTCAGGAAATACTGTTGCTTCTCCAACAAAAACTCTAGAGGAATCGAAGGAGGAAGAGGAAGAAGGAGAACTTGGTGAAGAAGAGGATTCACAGGCAGAAGAGGCAGAGGCAGAGGCAGAAGAATCAGAAGAGGAGGAAGAGGAGGAAGAGGAGGAAGAGGAGGAAGGAGAGGAAACTGAATAGCCTCGCGGTTGTTAATTACTTCCGAACATCTGTACGGAATTAGAGATGACCGCAACAATTTCATATGAAGAGCGCAAAAAACTATTTGAAAATATGAAAATCCTTGTAAAACCTGAACAAGAGGAAATATTTAGAATTCTTCGCAAAACAAGAGAAACATATACCGAAAACTCAAACGGTATTTTTTTTGATTTAGCAAGTGTATCAAACGAAACTTTTTCAAATATTAAAGAATATATTGAATTCTGTTTAAAAAATCGTCAAGAACACGAGGCAAGATTGAAGGAGCTCGAAACAATTCGTATTCAAAATGAAAACTATGTCGATGAAGATGAAGCCCAAAATGAAGAGCTAACACAATAAAATTTGATAGCGAGAACTTAAACTATTTACCCATAGATTGTATTAGGTAAAATGACAACACCAGCTAAACAATATCAAAATGTTAGCTACAAGGAACTTATCGCATATTCCGAGAATAATCCCAATAGAACCCGAAAATTGGAATCTATTGAGATTCTACCAGCTAAAACATCACAGGATACATCGTTGGATAAACTTGGACTGAAAGGTTATAAAGCATTCAATCTAAATCCATCGGGTATTCTGAGCTTGTTAGTATGTATTGAAGACCCAGACTTTTATTCACTATCTCCTAAGAATGCGCGTCAACAGAAAATTACGGATCTTGCTACAAAACTACAAGAAGACACTGAGAACCTAAAACACAGTGAGATTTCACGCAAGCGTCGTAAAATTCACGACCTAATTGGAACTTGTTTTAACGGAACTGCGTTTGAAGAAAAGGATTATCTAGACCTGTTTCTGGGTGTATCTTTTATGCGCAATATTCACTTTGTACTTATGAAAGAAGCCGTTCAGGAAAATATTGAAGAAGGCACTGAAACTGGTCACAAGGGTGAGGTAGTGTTTTCATCAGACCCTGCGAACTGGAAGCGAGAAAATCCAATTTGGGTCGCAGATTACAGAGCGCGATGGGTCGCAATTCCGTCCGAAGAAACCGCGCAGGATATTCATCAATTTATTGCAACTTGGCTGTCAACTGTAGAACAAACCGGTTGGATTGTACAGTGGCCTGAACACGATGGCACAAAGACGGAACTTGTAGAACAACTATCTGTGCTACCAACTTGGCAAGCTACTGACAAAAAGTTGACAAAAGAAGTGCTCGCCTTGCGTCTTAGCCGTGCCAAAGCAATTAAAACATTTACAAAGTGGCTAATCACTGAATAATTATAATACAACATATATTAACATACATATTTTTATTAATAAAATTGATTAAAATAATTATGACAAAAAGACCTAAGGTACTTTTATAAATATAAAGTAGATTTACAATGGATATCTCACAAGATAATTTTAGACTTATTAATAAGTTTGTCCAAGATTGGTCCAAGGATAGGAAACTAGAATTGGAAACAACGTTTGGCGTTGGAGGTGTTCTCGATTCAACCACTTTCCTCCAAATAGCTCAGCGTCTTCGCAATAAAGGCTTTGAAGTGATTCCCCAAGATGATAGGTTAAGTATCTTGACCCCGAATCATATTCGCTTGTCACTTCAAGGCCTTGGCGTTCTTCAATCATATTGTAAAGATGATACATTACAAGGCAAGGCCTTTAGTGCGATGTTTAAGGACAGAGCCTTTCCTGATAGTAATGTTGACCTCAGAGAATACGATATCCGATTTAAGGTACGCCGTGAAGAAGAATTAAGTAATGATGACCCCCGTGTGGTCGCCCTTCTTACAAACTGGGAGAGGCAAAAGAAATCCTTCCGACTGATTCGTCGCTGGAGCTTCCGAGGGCGCGGTATTCGTATTGATATGTCAATGGTACGTCAAACACCTAGTCAACCTACTGGTGAATTTCAATGGGTCACAAGCTTTCTACAACGAAATGTCCTTAAAGAGATGCCCCGCTATGAAGTGGAAGTTGAACTGCTTCACGATACAGAGTACACTGATACAGCTGATAAGGCCCTCAAAGCGCTTATTAGTGGTGTTGGCGAGGTTCAGCGTGCGATTCAGAAGAATTCACTGCTTATTCGCAACTCTGTTGCCAACAAGGTGCGTCAGGAATATCAACTTTTGGTCGGTACAGAACGTTTCCGTGGTGTTAATCCAGTCACTCTTGAAGTCAAGAATATGACCGAAGAAGTTGTAGAATCTGTACCAAATATTCGCTCAGGATTCAATGTGACCGACAAAGCCGATGGTCTACGCGCGATGGGTTTTGTTGACAAAGAAGGCGAACTCTACTTAATCGATATGAGTATGAAAGTATATCGTACTGGGCTCAAGAATAAAAAATGTGCGGAGAGCCTTGTTGATGGCGAATGGGTAACTCTTTCAAAGTATGGTAATTCCATAAATCATTATCTTATCTTTGACGCATATTACTATGGTGGCAAAAATGTGTCAGGCCAACCATTTATCACATTTAAGGATGATGTTCTTGATAAGGAGGGCGATAATCGGTATAATAAAATGCGTGATTGGTTTGATAACTGGAAGGATGGCACGGAAGTAATTGCTAAGGGTGTTACTGAGGATAATAAACTTATTGTAGCCCTAAAGAGATTTGAGTTTGCTACCGCAGGCAATGCCTCTATCTTTAAGGGATGTGCGACAGTTCTGGATACAACTCGTATCTATAATACAGATGGTCTGATTCTAACAAGTAACACTCAACCTATACCTGATAGAGCTGGTGTACGCTGGAACTATCAATTTAAATGGAAGCCAGCCAAGGACAACACTGTTGATTTCCTCATTAATTATGAGCGTGACCCCAACTATCCAACAATTGATAAGATTACAACAACAATTCACCCAAGTTCTGAGAATACAATTCAGTTCAAGACAATGCGTCTTTATGTGGGAAGTGACAAAGACCAGGCATTTGACAATCCTCGTGCTACAATTCTTCTACAAAAGGATATTCCAAAGGAGAAGGGCGGTGGTAAGTACAAACCAACACTCTTTAATCCTGTTGAGTTTCCTGACACAATGGCAAATACTTGTAATATCAGCATTGAAACTGACCCTGAAACTGGTGAAGAGTATTGTAGCACAGAGGATTCTAAAGAACCTATTCTTGACCGCAGTGTTGTTGAAATGCGTTATGATCCAACAAGAGAGCCAGGTTGGCGCTGGGTACCTATGCGTGTTCGTCACGATAAGACCGAGAGATTACAACGAGCCGTTAGCAAGAGAGGCCCCACTAATTACAGTGGTACAATGAATGACGAAGGAACTGCTACAAGCGTTTGGAATTCAATTCATAACCCTGTAACCGAGACTATGATTCGCAGTGGTCTTGAAGAACCTACAGAGGAAGAAATGCGGGCACTTATCAAGTCTCGTGAATCAACAATTGGCAAAGTCTACTATGAACGTAAAGCCCCACAGGAAAACATCGCACTTGTCAAAGGCCTCCAAGATTTTCACAATAAATATATAAAGAATGAACTTCTACT